CCGGTGAAGCCGGGTGAACTGCTGTTGATGGACGTCGGCGCTGAATATGATCACTACACGGCTGACATCACCCGCACTTTCCCCGTCGGGAAGAGCTTTTCGGCGTCCGGGCGGTTGTAATTGGAAAGCACCACGCTTACGTCGGCGGCTTTGAGGGCGCTGGTAAAGGGTGGCTACGGCATTGGTCCGCGCAATCCGACCAACGGGATGCTCGTCGGCTATATGGAGGCTCTGACGCCGCCAAGGGGTTACGAGCAAGTGATAACGGCCATCGGAAAGGCGCGGGTGCGTTGGCAAGCTATGCTCGCCCACGGAACCGAAATGGCACTCTCGCGCAAGTTCATGGGCGCGGCAGCGGGCGAAGCGGGAACCGCCACCGACAGCGAAGCTGGCGTGGCCGAAGGCAAGCACGCGACCGGCGCAGCCGGGGACGCCCAACCCAATCCCACAGGAGGGCCGGAGTCGGTCAACGGCTCCGGTGAGTAGAATGGCAACGAAAGCTGAAATGAAGCATCCGAACCTTAACGCAGCGCTGATCGCGGCGCAGGCGGAAATGACGCCGCCGAAGAAGGATCGGGAAGTCTCCGTCCGCATGAAGTCGGGCGGCACCTACAAGTTCAGCTACGCGACCCTTGCGGGCATGGCGGAAGCCGACAAGCCAGTGCTCGCCAAGCATGGGCTGGGCTTCGTCCAGTTCGTGTCTGACGGCGCGATGGTGACGCGCATCCTGCACGAAAGCGGCGAGTGCCTGGACTGCCCGCTGCCGATGCTGAACCTGCCCAACGCGCCGCAGGAGGCGGGGAGCATCATCACCTATTTCAAGCGCTATTCCTACGCGATGGCGTTCGGTCGCGTTGCCGAGGAAGAGGATGACGCGAACATTGCCGCCGGGAACGATTATGTCCCCGCCAACCGCGCCGCGGGCAACGGCAAGGTTTCCGACGAACAGTGGCGCGAGCTTCAAGCCGCCGTCGATCGCACCGGGGCCGACCTGTCGCGCTTCTGCAAATACTTCCAGGTTCAGAGCCTCAAGGACATTCCCGCCAGTCGCTACGCCGAGGCGCTGGCGGCGCTTGAAGCGAAGGCCAAGCGGCAACCGGAGATGGCAAAATGATCGAACAGGGCACACCGGAATGGCTGCAAGAGCGGTGCGGGAAAGTCACCGCCTCGCGCATCGCTGATCTCATGGCAACCACCCGCTCTGGCTGGGGCGCATCGCGGGCCAACTATGCCGCGCAACTGATCGCGGAAAGGCTTACTAACTGCGTTGCCCCGTCCTTTACCAACGCGGCGATGATCCACGGCACGGAAACCGAGCCGGAGGCGCGGCGGGCCTATGAGTTCTTCGTTGACCGCGACGTGCAACAGGTCGGCTTCGCCCCGCATCCGAAGATCGAGATGGCCGGGGCCTCGCCTGACGGGCTGGTAGGGGATGACGGGCTTCTCGAGTTGAAATGCCCGCTGACAGCGACGCATATCGACACACTGCTGAACGGCGCGATCCCCGACAAATACATCAAGCAGATGCAGTTCCAGATGGCCTGCACCCAGCGCCAATGGTGCGACTTCGCCAGCTATGACAACCGGCTGCCGGAGCGGATGCGGCTGTTCGTGAAGCGCGTCGAGCGCGACGACCAGGCGATTACCGAAATCGAGGCGGCGGTGCGCCAGTTCCTTACGGAGATCGACGAAACGGTGGCGAAGCTGATCGCCGCCTATGAGACAGAGAAGGAAGCAGCATGACTAGCAAGCGTTATGACATATGCACCCCGCGCAAGGGGAAGGACGACAAGACCTTCTGGACGCGCATCGGCACGGCCTGGGAGAACGACAAGGGCATCCAACTGGTGTTCGACGCCTTGCCCATTCCCGACAGCGAAGGCCGGTGCGTCGCCAACCTGTTCGAGCCGAGGGAGCGCACGGAAAGCAAGCAGCCCGCCTATTCGGACGATACGCCTTTCTAGGCCATGCGCGTCGATACCCGTCCCCGCCGGAAGAACGCACCGCGCCCCGCCTGGAAGGTGGCGAAAGCCTACCACCAGTGGCTTCGGGGCAGGCCGTGCGCCCGCGAGGCGATGGGCGATTGCTGGGGCCGCATGGAGGCCGCGCACACGCCCGATCCCGGCTCGAAGGGCATGGGGACGAAGGCGGCGGATCACAACGCGATCCCGCTGTGCCAACGCCACCACAAGCTGCACACGGACAAGGGCTGGTCGGCGATCGGCCTGACACGGGAAGATGCCCAGACGCTCGCCGCCGCTTACTGGCTGGCGTGGAAGGGCGACAAGGGGGAACTGGCATGAACGCGCACACGGCACTGATGCCGCTTGAGGAAAGGCTGGAGCGGGCGCTGGCGAATGTCGCCAATACGCTGTCCGCGGCCGCCGAGGCCAGGGCCGAAGCGGAGAACCTGGAAGCGGCGCTGAAACAGAAAAAGGCGGTGCTGTTCCTGAAATACAAGGCGGGCGGGGAATCCGCCGCGACCGCCGAGCAGATGGCGCTTGCCGATCCCGTCTATCTCGAAGCGATGACGGACTGGACGAAGGCCAACTTCACGCACCGCCGACTGGACGCGGAAGCGGAGGCGGCGAGGCTGCGTTTCGAGGCGTGGCGCACTCATTCATCCAATCGCAGAGCGGAAATGAACTTGAGGTGAGCGGCATGGGCGGATTGCGCAACATCTGCAAGGCGTTCGGGGGCATGAAGATTCAGGGCGTCCAGTGGTATTGGGATTATGTGGCTGACGAGCCCGTGAAGGCGTCGGAAATGCCCATTGGGTCGGAACGCTACCTTGCCAGTGAACGCGCCAAATACGCGCAAGCGATTGATGCGCGCAGCGGCGAAACTCCGAAGGAGGTTCGATCCGAAGGACGAAAGCGCGGCCCGAAGGGTGCGCCCAAAGGAGGTTCGGCATGACAACGGCGATTGAGCGGGTTGAGCTAGTCGATGAGCTGGCCCATGAATTGAGCCACTATCGAAACAGCAACATGACAAACAGGGCGTTGGCGCAGCATATCCTTGCGATACCGCGCATCCATGACGCCCTCGCCAAGTCCCGCGCAACCTCGAAAACAGACGAGCAGTTGCGCGATGAAATAATCCGTGACCTGCCAGACTGCACAATCACAGAGGATGATGTGCTCGTCGCTGCGTATCATCTGCACCAAGCAGCGCTTTACATTGCCCTGCCCATCGCGAGCGAAAAGGAACTAGCGAGCGCTCGCTACCACATCGGAAAAGCCCGGGCCGCAATCACCGCCCCCACTACTCCGAAGGGAGAGGAAGGATGAGGAAGGATATTGGGCGCGTCGGCTGCAAACATCTGATGCACACGCCGAAGGGGATTTGCGTTGGCTGCGGCGAACAGCATCAACCTTTGCCGGGCTATACCGCTGACGAACTTGAGCAGAAAGAACGAGAGTTTTGGCGTGACGAACGGAGAGACTAACCCCATGACCAAAGACCGAGACGCATTGCTTGAACTGGCGGAATATTGGGAGCGTCGGTGCAACCGCTACGTCAACGGGGCTTGCAGCATCCGAAGCTGTTTAGTGCGCGGTGGATGGTCGGCTGGAAAGACCTCCGGTTACGACGCAACCTGCGAAGAACACGAGACGGCAAACGCCCTTCGCGCACATGCGGCAATGATGGAGGACAAGTGATGGATAAGGGCGCTTCGCCTGACGGCGACCGGGCCACCCGTCCTGCGGACCAAGCCCCTGCGGGTCTTGGCGATACCGCGAGTGTCCCTAGCGCGAAGAAAAAGGGGCCAAAGCCGCAATTCTTCATTGTGTTTTCGCCAAGCGGCACGTCCGCGCCGACTGTAGTCCATAGCACGCACGGGCGGCTTAGTGACCCCATAACGAAGAACCTTTGGCCCGGATGTCGCTCGGCCATGAGCCATGCCGTATGGAGAGCGCCCCCGTGCGTGATTGCGTCAGCGGGCGAAGCCGACAGGCCGAAACGCGGTGCAACTCGCGGTTCGGTTCACGATCACGCGACCGGCGCAGCCGGGGACGCCCAATGACCATCGGGGAGACCAAGTGATGTCGATAGTCGAGAGGTTGGGCCGGTTTCTCGTGAAGCTCCATTCCATCAGCAACAAGAGCGACAGCGGAGAACTGACGCCACAAGCAGCCGCCACCGCAATCGCGCTGCTTACCGCCGTTGAAGCCGAAATGCTCCGAGAATGTCACTCGGCCCTCGCCGAGCAAGCTGCCATAATCGAGGAGCTGGTGGGGCTGCTCAAGTCTGCGGAAGCCAGGCTGGGAATCGACCCGATAGTGAACAATGACGAGTTCTGCGAACGGATCTGCACCGCCCTCACCAAAGCCACTGGGAAAGCAGCGTGAGCCTATGAGCGCGCAACATCTCGCCAACAAGTTCCGTCGAGCGATCCGCAATGATACCGGGACGCATTTCACCGCCGACGAGCTAAGAACGCTTGGCGAGTGGGGCGTGATGGATATCCTGCTGCGGCAGGAAGCCGAGGAGTTGAGCGCGAAATGGGCAGGCAGGAAAAGCGGCTCTACACTGTCGGGCGCTTCTGGCTTGCCGAGCGTGAGCAGTCGCCATTCCTCCAGATCAGGTGGTATGACGAGCGAACAAAGACAACTCGCAGCAAGAGCAGCGGTTGCCGGACGCTAGACGATGCAATCCCCGTCATCCTCGCCCATCATGCAGCCGATCTGGCAGGGGGTCGGCAGGAACCATCTGATGCTATGGTGGCGACCGCCTTGCTCCAATATTGGGCGGAGCATGGGCGATCTCGAATCAACGCTGCCGCCACTGGTAGTTCACTACGGGTTTTCCTTGCATTCTTGGATCGAGATGCCGTGACCATCGCCGCCACCGTGGCCGATCTTAGGCCCGAAGTGTTCCGGCGCTTCCAGCGGTGGAGGATGAAGCCACACAGCTACGAGATAGAGTGGCAGGGCGTAGTCTATCGCCACAGCTCGAAGGGCGTTAGCGGCGAGGCCGTTCAGCGCA